ACAAATGCCGATTCTTTTTTTAAGGTATATTCAAGGGCCATTGCTAATTCAGCAGCACCAAAGATGTAATTGCCAAATCTGGTCTCTGCTAATCTTATTTTAAGTGCAATCGGCCCAAGTTTCATTTAAATGAATGTCCTATTAATTCAAAAACACCTTTGCCAACATTATTAACTATTTCATCTTCTTCTTTTGTAACAGCAGGACCCAACCAAGGCCTTGCTTTCATTTTTTTCGTTCCTAATTCAAGAAATGTTGGATATGCTGGCGTTTCTATAATTGATCCAACCTCTACTTCCCACTCTCTTGCATCAAATATAATTGATTTTATTAAATCACCACTATCAATTGCTGGTGCATTTCCAGGAGAAGATGCTATATGTGTATTTTTACCTCTTTTATAATGTGTTCCCGTTTTAGGGGTATTTCTCATTGATAATATAATGGTATTGCGAATCTTATTTGCGCCGATAACTAACCATTGAGCAACTTCTGGTTCTATACTTTTAGCCTTATCCATAAGTTCATTGCCAATCTTATGCAATTTCTTATTTAGTTTATTAAGTTCTTTGGATTCCATCATGCTGGCCACCCGACTCCACGCTCTTCAATCTCTTCTGCTGCAATATTTAAATACTCACCTTGTTCTTTATTATCAGTAACATCATGAATTCGAAATAAACGCCCTTTTACTGTTGATCCCGCTTGACAAAATAAAAAATAATCAGATTTTAAATTCATCAGATTCGGCATAAATTTAAAACCGATATTAAATCCAGATCCGAATTCCTTTCCCAACATTGATACTGCAATTGTTCTGCATTTAAACTCATGAGTAATTGCCGAATTAACTTGTTCGCCTCGTATATATTTGGCCCCTGAGTTTTGAAAAGATACCGTTTTTAGACCCATCCAAATTGTTAAAACAGGGGCAAGTCTCTCGTATTCACTAACCGCAAAGGCCTCTCCAGTTGGTACACCAAAATCAAGATCAAATCCACCATCATCATTTGGCCTTTGCGTAGGAAGTAAAATTTGTACTCTCTTTGATAAATCTGCCGATAACCATGTCAATTCATCACCTAATCATAACTCTCGGTTTTCTGAATAAATCAAAAGACGCCTTTACTTCCGGTGGCGGATTCTTCGGATCGATTGCTCTTGTAGAATATATGATATTCGCCCAAAGCATTATTCCATTTTTAATAGGATAAGGAACATCACTTGCTAATGTCCCGTATCCATGAACCGATCTTATTAAAAACTGTGAATAATCCCGATCAGTATTGCTTGGAAATGTCGATCCTCTTTTAATTATAATCTGCCCAGGTTCTGCATTCGTATTAACATAATAGTAATCAGAATCATATTCTGTTTCATCATCGTCTTCATCAAGTGCCATAATTTCAGTAACTGAAATTAATGGTGGCCTTGGTAATTCAAATATTTGTGAAGGCCAATAATCCAATACAGTTGTAATTGTCTGGCTGATAAAGGCCCTTCCCAAATACTCTTCCGCTGCTATTCTGGCTGTTTCAATAAAGCCTTCGATTAAAGTATCTTCTTCTGTCGTATCTATTCTTCCAAATAACTTTACTTCATCAACAGTAACGGGCTCAACTGTTGGTTGGATTGTTACTTTCCAAGAACGATTGCCGTCTTTATAAAGCTCTTTGGCAAATAAAGTTCCTGTTTTTCTTGGCAACCCGCCAACATCATAATAACGATTATCATGAAGCATTGACATTTAGAAATTCTCTTTAATCAATTTAACTTCAGAATCAGTTAATCCGGACTGAGCAACCTGAACATCAATACCCAATTGATTTGCAACCTTTTTTATCTCTGCCCAATTAGTATTCAATTCTTTTGCAAGAGCAAATACTCTGGTATTTTTAGGTTCTTCTACAGATACCTTCTCTTCAATTTCTGCTTCGTCTTCAGTAAGAATTGCAGGTTCTGGATGATCTTTAATCTCTGGAGCAACTTCAATTACCGCCGTTTCAGATGGCAAAGGAGATCTTGTTCGAATAAGCTTTGCCCAACGAGCATCTACAAAGGCATTGGCAAGAGATTGAGTAATTTGCTGATCGTCAATCTCATATTCTCGATCCTTCATATACAAATTAATCGTTATACCATCCATACTACCAGGCATTGTTCTTCTCATTATAATTTTAGACATTATTTAATTCCTTTATGCGTTGCTTTCTTCGTCAACATCGCCTCTGGCATTTACAATCGCCCAATAATTATCATATGGAGCTATAAAATGAATCATACAATCACTTGTGGCAGATGCATTCATCAGAAGGTGACTAACATAATTACCAAGAGATCCTAAAATCTTACAACCAGAACAAGAAACTTTAATTGTTGTTAATTTATTTGTAAATTGCCCAGTTGAATCTCCTGCGAGAAGTAACCAAAGTTCCCTGCCAGCAGAGACAGGTGTCAACCAAATAGATCCGTCTGTTGCTCCGTCCGATGCCCAAATTGTATAAACATTAATATTTTTAGGAACATTAGATACGGCAAGATCAGTAGCAAGAGCAACAAAATTTTGACTATCCATTAATTGTTCGCTAATAACTATTCGACGAAGATCGTCTGCCGCCAAATCTGCCCCAGCAATTTCAAGGTTAACAGCAGTACTCTCAACTGTTATTTTGGCACTATCATAAATGGCAATGCTGCCACCAGATTCAACAGCAAATGTGCCTCCACTGTTGGCGACATATCTATCGCCACCATGTTCATGATATACTTTTGTTAAATACGTATCGTTTGCAACCATCGTGTTCTCCTTTTTTACGATTCTGAAATGGTGCCAAGTTCTGATATAACAGCCCAAACATCATCGGCAACTGCTTTAAACCAGATACCCGTATCATGAGTAGCAGATGTCTGCATATGCATCGAAGCAATTACTCCACCCGTTGATCCCAAAAGAGTGCAACCAGAAGTAAGAATTGCGACAGAAGTATTATTATAAGTCCAAGTGCCAGTATAATCCCCAATAACTCGAATAAAAACCTCTCTACCAGCAGATACTGATGTCAACCAAAAAGAACACTGTGAACAAGAAACGGCACCAATAATATTTACTATTTTTGCATTTTTTGGTAGATTTTTAGTACCTAAAACGGCCCCTGTAGATGCCGAAATATTAACAACTGTATTCCATTCGCTGACAAGCAATCTTCGTAAATCTGTAGCAGCTATATCGCCACCAGCAAGTTCTATATTTGCACCAGAAGCAATTGTAAATTGAGCACCGGAATAAACCAGGGTTGATCCACCTGATTCAACAGCAAAAGTACCATCCCGAGCTGCAACAATTCTGTCTTCATCAAGATCTTCGTCTCGATCATGATATATTTTTGTTGTATATGTATTATCTTGAGCCATCTGCTTCTCCTTTTAAGATGCTGTGGGATGTCCGCCGTATGCAACAACAGCCCAGGTATCATCGGCAACAGCTTTAAATAAAATAAAAGTATCACTTGCGGCAGAAGTTTGCATATGTAAGGAGGCAATTGTCCCGCCTGTAGAATTTATAAAAATACATCCGGATCTCAAAAGACAAATAGATGTATTAGCATTTGTAAATGTTCCTGTTACATCGCCAACAACCCTCAATAAAAGTTCCCTACCGGCGCTAACAGATGTCATCCAAATAGATCCTGCGGTCATTGCATCTGAACCAATAATAGTTACAATCCTTGCATTTTTAGGAACATTAGATACTGCTAATTTAACGCTGTTCAAAAGAGGGGTAATAACAACATTTGCTCCATATTCACTAACAAGTAATCTGCGAAGATCTGCGGCAACAATATCTTCATCTGCAATTTCAAAATCTGCTCCATTGGCTATTGTAAATTGGCCGCCAGAATATATAGCTAAAGATCCGCCAGATTCGATGGCAAAAGTGCCGCCAGAAGCAGCAACCAATCTGTCACCATCGCGATCTACATCACGGTCATGATATACCTTGGTCTGATATGTAACATCTTGAGCCATATCATCTCCTTTTTAAATACTGGGGAGAATTTCACTCCCCAGTATTGTATCAAAAATTAATTAAAAAGTCATCTTATACAACTTCTGCAAATGCAACCGGCCATTGGCCAGGTCTGCCAAGCATAGCAAAGCCATGAAGTTCATGACTTCCTGCACCAGCAGCAGAAGCAACAGAAAGACTAAATACCAATCGAACCCAACGCTGCCGACCAACATAAGCAACAGTTGGTGTAAATGAATTGGTTTCGCAACTGGCCTGAGAAGTAACAGAAATACCGATCATTGTAAAACAGCCAGAAACAGCTCGTGTCTTGGTAGCAATATCAGGTGGCATCGAATACAGATAAGGCTCTCTGGTCAAAGGATCTAAGGCCAACCAAGAATCCATCGTCAGAGTAGAAATCAAACGATAATAATCCTGACCATAAACATCAGTAGCCACACA